CTGGACCTTACTTTTGCAGGTACAGGTGCATCTTTCACTGCTGGTAAACTTCGTGTTTTCGCAACATTGATGGATGTAAGTGGACAGGGTGATACTTCTGCAAATGAAGTAGACCGTGACGCACTTGCCTAAATAACGTGAGGGGGCAGGGCAACTTGCCCCTTCATCTCTTATTTTAAGGATTTAATATGGCATACGATTATCTAGGACTATCAAACGAAGTATTGTCTCGTATGAACGAAGTAGAACTAACTTCTGCTACGTTTACTTCTGCACGTGGGTTCCAGACGCAGTGTAAGAACGCTGTTAACGATGCTATTAATTATTTAAATCAACGTGAGTTTGGGTGGCCTTTTAATCACGCTACCAAAACAGAAGTACTTGTAGCAGGTACAACACGTTATTCCATTCCTGCTACTGCCAAGCATGTTGACTATGAGACCTTTAGACTTGTTAAAGATGCATCTCTGTCTGCTTCTGGTAACAGCTTAAAAGTACTAGACTACAAAGAATATGTAGACAAATTTATTGACCAAGAAGATGATGCCACCATTGAGGGTGGTATTCCACATTCAGTATTCCGTACACCCGATAATAATTACGGGCTATACCCTTATCCCAGCAAAGCATACTCTATTCGATATGACTATTTTGATAAGCCTACTGTACTAGTAGCAGCAACAGATGTACCAACTATTCCTGAACAATATCGTCAGGTAGTCGTAGATGGTGCTACTGCATATGCATATCAGTACCGTGGCGAGTCTCAGCAATATGGCATTAACTTCTCTCGTTTTGAAGAAGGTATTAAACAGATGCAGTCGCTTCTTCTTAACAGAACAGACTATGTTAGGTCTACATATATTCCGCATTCACAAAGATATGGTATTAACGTAGGGGCATTCTAATGGCTGATGAGTCAGGTCTCAGCCCCTTTGTGTTTCCATTGCAGGGTGGATTGGTTTTAGACCTTTCTACTTTTGCTATGCAACCGGGCATGGCTTTAGAACTAGAAAACTTTGAGCCAGACATTAAAGGTGGCTACAGACGTATTTCTGGTTATGAAAAGTGGAATACTAATATAGTACCTCAAGATGTTTTGTCATCAGAGAAAGTACTTATGTCTGCCTACTTTGGTGGTAGTGTTATTGCCGCACGTGGTGGCAAGGTACACAAAGCTACTACAGGTAGCGGTGCATGGACAGAGATTGATACAGGTAGAACTAACGCAGGTAAATATACACACTTTAGATATAACTTAGGTGGAACAGATTACATCGTATGGGCAGATGGTGCTAACAATGCATCTAAATACGATGGCACTACAGTAACAGACCTTAGTGCTACAGGCGCACCTGCTGACCCACAATATGTAACAGGTTTTAAAGATGCCTTGTTTTTTGCGGGTATGTCTAGTAGTTCTCAAGAAGTAGTATTTACAGCACCATATACTGATAGTGATTTTAGTGTCGCTAATGGGGCTGGTTCCATCGCAGTAGACAGTACAATAACGGGCCTGTTTCCTTTCCGGGACCAATTGTACATTTTCTGCGAGGAACGAATTTTCAGGCTAGTTGGTAACACTGTTGCTGACTTTCAACTTCAGCCTGTCACTAGAGAGATAGGTTGCCTTAACGGGTTCACCATACAAGAATTTGCTGGTGATATTGTGTTCCTTGGTCCTGACGGACTACGTACTGTTGCAGGTACAGAGCGTATCGGTGACGTGGAACTTGGCACAATCAGTCGGCAGATACAGCCACGGTTTGAAGGTTTAAATGACGTAGATGAGTTTGACAGCTTAATTCTTCCAGATAAAACTCAGTATCGTCTATTCTTTTCTAACTCAGGTATAACTCGTCAAAATACTAAAGGTGTTATTGCGGCCCGTAGAGGTGACGCATATGAGTTTGCAGATACCCGTGGTATCCGTCCTAGCTGTACAGACTTTAGTACCTCACAGGGTGAGTCTATCGTACTACACGGTGAGTATGATGGGTATGTATATCGCCAAGAACAAGGTAGTGACTTTGATGGTGGTGTGATTACAGGTAAGTTTCGCTCTCCCGATTTGACTATGGGTGATGCAGGTATACGTAAAGCCTTTCAACGTGTTATCATTAACTATGCACCTGAAGCGGCTGTTAATGCAGATATGTTTGTTAGATACGATTATGAAGCACCTGATGTTGCTAGACCAGCGGCATACCCCTTTAACACAGCTAGTGTTGTCGCTATTTATGGTACGTCATCTTACGGTACAGCAACATACGGTGGACAGCAGAACCCATTGGTAAGACAACCAATTGAAGGTAGTGGCTTCGCCATTGCTATACGAGTTAACGATAGAGGTGTTTCAGCACCGTATTCACTTAAAGGCTTCCAATTAGAATTTACTTCGGCGGCAAGGAGATAATTAATGGCTGGTTATACTAGACAATCCTCATATACTGATGGAGATATCATTGATGCTTCCGACAGTAATAATGAGTTTGACCAACTTGTAAATGTATTCAGTAACACTACTGGACACAAACATGATGGCACAGCCTCTGAAGGTCCAGTCATTGGTTTGATTGGCGACCCCGGTGTTGCTACGCCTTTAAACAAAGTTGTAGTGGATGATATAAATAACCAAGTAGAATTTAGTATTGATGTATCCAGTGTATCAACAGAACAGCTAGTCATTAAAGATGGTGTTATTGAACCAACTACTGATAATGATATTGACTTAGGCGCATCTGGTAAAGAGTTTAAAGACCTATATATAGACGGTGTTGCGTATGTAGACAGTATTGCAATGCCAACTACTACAGTTACGGATATATTAGATGAAGATACTTTATCCTCTGACAGTGCTACAGCATTGGCTACGCAACAATCTATTAAAGCATATGTGGATGCGACAGTTACCGCCCAAGACCTCGACTTCCAAGCAGACAGCGGTGGTGCGCTTAATATCGACCTTGACAGCGAGACTCTTACGCTTACAGGCGGGACTGGTATTGATACTTCTGGTGCAACTAATACTGTTACTTTTGCTATTGATAGCACAGTAGCTACCCTTACAGGTTCTCAGGCACTAACAAACAAAACAATTAATGTAGATAACAATACCGTATCAAACATTGAAGTAGACAACTTTAAAGCTACTGCAATTGTAACTGAGGCCGAAGGTCTTGCATCTAGTGACAATGACACTAGCTTGCCTACTACTGCTGCAGTTAAAGATTACGTAGATACACAAGTAACTGCACAAGACCTAGACTTCTCAGGAGATGCAGGTGGTGCACAGAACGTAGACTTAGATAGCCAGTCACTGACTATTGCTGGTGGCACAGGTATTGACACTACAGGTTCTGCACAGACAATGACTGTCGCTATTGACAGCACTGTAGCCACTCTAACCGGGTCACAGACGCTAACTAACAAAACCCTTACCAGTCCTATACTGAATACAGGCATCAGTGGTACAGCCTTCTTAGACGAAGATAACATGGCTTCTAACAGTGATACTAAGGTAGCATCACAGCAGTCTATCAAAGCATACGTAGATGCCGCAGTGGCTACGGTACCAACAGGAGACATTACTTCTGTAGTAGCAGGTACAGGTATGACAGGTGGTGGTACATCTGGCGATGTTACACTTAATGTTATCGGTGGTACAGGTATCACAGCAAATGCTGATGAGATTACTATTGACTCTACTGTAGCTACACTAGATGGCTCACAGACACTTACAAACAAAACAATTGGTGTGTCACAGCTATCTGGCACAGTTGCTATTGCTAACGGTGGTACTAATGCTTCCAGCGCAGGTGATGCACGTACTAACTTAGGATTAGCTATTGGCACAGACGTACAGGCTTATGACGCTGGCCTTAACTCTATTGCTGGTCTTACCACTGCTGCAGATAATCTTATTTATACTTCGGCAAGTGATACATACGCAGTCACTAGCTTTACAGCATATGGTCGTAGTCTGGTTGATGATGCAGATGCAACAACAGCACGTACTACATTAGGACTAGGAACTGCAGCAGTACTAAACGTAGGAACATCCGCTAATAACATTGTACAGTTAGATGGTACTTCAAAGCTACCAGCAGTAGATGGTTCACAACTAACTAACTTAACTACAGGTGCAAATGCAGGTTTCGCAGTGGCGATGGCAATTGCATTATAGGGCTTGACAAACGATTGTAAGTATGATATAATTATACTTAATTACATTAGGAGATAATATGGCACAAGACTTTGAAAGAAACATTGCAAGGAACGTAGGTACAAGTCCTGTTACCTTACGTACTGCTAACTCTGATGATGCCCTCATAGGTATCAATATTGCTAATGTAACAACATCTCAAATCCTAATGGATGTATTTATTAATGATGGGTCTAACGACTATTACATTATTAAGGATGCACCTATTCCTGTAGGCTCAACCCTGCAGGTACTAGATGGTGGTGCAAAGGTTGTAATGCAAGCAAGTGATGTACTTAAAGTACAGAGTGATACCGCAACTAGTGCAGACGTTTGGGTATCGGTAGTTGATACTATTAGTGAGTAAGGAATAAATAATGCCTTATATTGGACAACAAGTTCCCGGTAGTTATCAAGCCACTAAAGCTGTACAACGCTTTGATGGGGATAACAGTACTACAACATTTACACTAACCACTACAGTATCCTCTGTACAAGATGTACTTGTATCGGTTGATGGTGTTGTGCAGGATACTGCGGCCTACACTATTCCTGATGGAGTAACACTTACCTTCTCTGCCGCACCTTCTAGTGGACTGGTAATATCTTCGTTAATTACCTTGCACCTCAAGCTGGTACCATTACTCCTGCCGCTGAGAACAAGGGCAACTTCAAGGGCGGTGGCTTGTTTCGCACCAACGCACAATCACTTACATCTGACATCACTATACTAGCCACAGAGAATGCCAATGTTACTGGTCCATTTACTGTGGCTTCTGGTGTTACATTAACCGTTGAAAGCGGTGGGACATGGGTGACGCTATGAGTACATTAAAAGCAGATACCATACAGAGTACAGGCGGCGGTGCGGCTACGCTAACTAAGCAGAGTGCGGCGAAGGCGTTTTCTCATTTAGATTTAAAAACTGAAAACACT